ATAATCGCCAACTTTTATTGTGCCTGTTGCACTATTGGTACTTGCTTCTAAAGATAAGGCTTCTGCCCCTTTGACATTTTGCCTTACCTTGCAACTTGCTGTACTGCTCTCTGTCACTAAAGTTTTATCTGATGTAAATTGTGTATTAGTTCCTGCAATATTGGTAATTTTATGTGTTCCATTATTTTCAGGATTGATAGCACCTGTGATATGAAAAAAATCACCCACAGCTAAACCTGTTAAAGCTGTACCAGCAGTTATAACTGAAGTTGTGGCATTGAAACTTAGAGTAACATTTGTATTATTTATTCTTGGGTCAGCTATTAAATGTGTTGTACTGTAAGTGCCTTTATTAGCTAAAGCATCAGGGTCTGCAAATTTAAAATAATTTTCTTGTCCTTTTAATTGCATAAGAAAAGATTGCCAATTGACTGCTGTTGATCTTCGCATTGGCGGTAACGAAACATCTGCTGTCCAATATACTCCATCAAATTCTTGAATTTTATATTTAAAACTAAAGGGTGAGCTTGTCAGTCCTTGTGCCCTTACAATTCTGAAACTACTTGTAACAAAGTTTGGGGTTGTTGGCATTGCTATTGTTCTAGGCACCTTGTAATGCTCCTCTAAATCTTAAATTTCTTTCAGCACTTTCAGATACAGCAGATTTTGTTGCATCAGCTATTTGTGGCATAAGTTGTAAAACTTCATTTCTGACAGTAGCTTGAACACCAGTTGCAAAGTTTACAGACTGATTGACAACTATTGTCTGTCCACCACCCATAGCATTTTTCGTATTCATATTATTCAGCAATGTGCCATTTGCATGAGGAACGAATAATTCAGGCCCTCTTTCACCAACAAGTCGTGCTTGACCAACGTGCATAGCACCACCACCAGCACCAGGATTAGCAGTATCAGTTGTAACTGTATCTGCACCTATACCCCTAAATATGCCCTCTATAATTGGGTCAATTATTTGCATTTGAATGAAAGCCGCTATAACTTGATCAACTATTCGTAAAGCTAAATTTTTGAATGATTCCATTGCATCTTCACCACCTCTTAATGCTTGAACAAACTCATCAGCTATTGCCAAACTTGATGCTGTAAGAGCATCTTCAAGTGCATCGCTAAATATAAAAGCATCTTTTTCACCTTCACCAAAAAAGTTTGAAAGTTTATTTGCCGCTTCGTCAACTGTTAAACCAAATTCTTCTCTTAAAAAATCTGCCATATCTTCTAATTTTTCTTTGAAAAATTCAGGGTTTTGATTTTTAAATTCCTCATTTAATATCGCTGTCGCATCTGTTGCTTTTGTAAGTGAATCAAATAACAACTTATCATCAACTGGTAACAATTCAATTTGTAGATTTCTCATAAAATCCTTTTCTTGCATTCCAAATATTTTTTTGAAAAATTCTGCTCTGAAATCAAATTCTGCTGGGTTGATTCCAAGCATCCTAAAATAAGTTTCTGTTCCTCTTAGCATTGTTGGCTCTGCTTCACCAAACACTGTTCTTTCTAAGTCTAAAATTGCATTTTTTCTGAATTCAACAAAATCACCTTCCAATTTGTCAAGAACATTTTTTAAACCACCAGCTTCATTTATGATTTGTTGTATTGTTAGTTCAGGTGCTTTTATCTTTTTAAATGCATTCGCTAAATCAAGAACAGAACCTGAAAGTCGTTTTACTGGGTCAATTGTCACCCTTACATTCTCTTCAACTGCTTTACTTTTTTCTGCTAACTTATCACCTTCCTCTGCTGTATCTTTAAAAACTAAACTAAGTGCTCCATAGGCAGCTGTACTTGCTGCAGCAATAATTCCAGTATTGATAAGAATTGAAGCACCTCTTGTTTGAATTGCTTGTAAAATTGATTGAGCTACTGTCAAATTTTGTATAACTTTGGATAATGCTTTAAATGCAGTTGTGATTGTTCCAATATTTGCTATAACTGCGGCAACACTTGCACCGATAAGTAGTGATAAAAATACCCTTAAATTTTCAATAGCAAGAAGTACAGGTTCTGTTAAAAGTTTGAAAGCACCTGTTAAAACTCCACCGACTATATTTGCAACTCCTTTTGCATTATTCAAAATTGCCGCAAGTCGTCTTGAAAAACTTGTCAGAGCTTGGGCAAAACCACCATCACCAATTGCAACAAAAAATTCTGAAATTGCATCTTGTAAGTTTGATATTGCACCTGATAAGGTATTTGCTCTTTCTGCAATAGCTGTTGGAAATTTTTCTCTTCCAATGCTACGAAGAAAATCTATAACAGCACTTCCTGATCTTTCTATTACTTGTGTTACACCATCAAAGGTGACAGTAATTTTATCGCCCTGTTGCCTTGCAATAACACCAAACTGTTTAAGCATTTCCATCTCACCAGTCGTAGCATTAAATGCAGCTTGAGCAAGATCAGTAATTGACTTACCCATACCTGCGGCAAAGTTACCAAAATCTTGTAATACTCCTGCTGTTGGCACTACCCCAGCTTGTTTTAAAGTAATAAATGCTCTTGCTACTTCATCAATTTGGAATGTGGTTCTGCTTGTAAATTCTCTAATAAGATCAAAACTCAATGCCGCATTTTTTGCACTACCAGTAACTGCTTTCAGTGTCGCTTCTAAATCTTCAAATGTTCTTATCGTATTAACAATATTTCCAAGAACAACCCCAACTCCTAAAGTTGCAAGAACAGCACCTACCTGTTTTAAACTATCACCGACACTTTTTGATTTTTGTTTTGTTTGATCTAATTTTTTATTTACATCTGCAAGACCTGCTTTTAATTTAGCAGTTTCTGCTTTGATCTCAATTAAGAGTGTATCAACAGTTTTAGCCATCAGTCAGGGTATAACTCCTGTAATTCGGCAAGTCTGTCTTTTGTCATTGATTCGGTTTTTTCTGAACTTGAGTTGAACTCAATAAAACCATTTACAGCTTTATAGATTTCTTTTGGACTTGAATTCCAAAAGTCTTTGGGTCGCATACCTATCATACCAAAACAAATTTCCATGTATCTCCTGATAGGCAAACTATCTACTTTCCCCCTGTTTTCTCACCCCCTGATTCTTCGCCTGAATCATCAGATAATGTTGTCGCTAATAATGTTGCTACAACTTTTGTTGATTCAACAATACCAGCGTCTTGCACAATTTTATTGATTTCTGTTTGTTGTAAATCATTTCCACCACCTCTTAGTGCTGGTAACAAAACAGTGACGAGGTCTCTAATTCTGACATCACCCTCGCCCATTCTCTGTGCAACTTTTATAATACCTTGACCTAATGCATCTTCTATCTGCATTAGTGCATCTATCGTAAGCCTTGCCTTATATTCTTTATTATTAAGACTTAGCTTTATTTCGCCCTTTAATGGATTCGCCATTCTTAGCTCCTTTCTCAAGACTTGCAACTGCAAGTTTTATATTTAATAAATTATCTATATTATTTATTGTTGTTGATAAAACATTGTAAGTTTTTTTACCAACTTTGATTGAATCACCAACTTCAATTACATTTGGAATCTCAAGTTCTGATTCATCATGCTTTAACATTGCATGAATGCTTTCACCATCAACTGAAACTTTTACACTATTCCAAGCCATTATGCATCAAAAGCTGTAATTAATATTATTCCACTTGATTCAAAAGACATTGAGTAAGTAGCTTCTCCATTGTACTCACCTGCATATTCAAGTGATGAAATCATAAACTTTCCTCTGAATTTGAAAAACTGAGGAATGAAAAACTCTAAGTTTCTGAAAGCTGCTGTCTGTGCACTTGAACCATCAACCGCTAAGTTTTGTTGTGCCAAATACATATCTTTGAGCAAACCTTCTGATACTGAATCAGTAAAAACTCCACTTCCTGAAATGGAAATTGAATTTACCCCACCACCTGCAAGAAGCTCTCTATAACCGTTAGAACTCTTATTTGTAATATCTACTGCTTCATCATTTAGAGTAATTGAACTTGATCTGAGACCACCGATTGTTACATAAGTGCCTGAGTTATCAACCTTGATCAAGACATCTTTACCTTTTTGTGCTGCCATATTTTTCTCCTTTAAATTAACCTAATATTATTGCACGGAATCGCATGACACCATGTCTTGTAACACCATCTGGGTCTATAAGTATGTCAGAAAATTCAAATCTTAAATTTATCAGATTGAACCCTGAAACACTTAAACTATGATTATGCAGTAATGTGTGAACTCTGTCCATTATTTGCTTACATTCTTTTGCTCCTTTGTATTCAGACCAAATATCAAAAGTAACAGTAAACTCACCACCATCTAAATCTTTTGTACCATATTCAATTGCTGTTCCATATCCCATTGAGATAAAAGGTGTAGCTTGATTTTGTGTGACTTCGTCAAAAACACCAACACCCAAGGTATTGGTCAAAGTATTATCTGAACTTAACCTTGAGTACAGAGCTTCTTGTAATTCAAATAAACCTATACTCATTTTATGAATCCACCCTTGGCAAATTTGCCTTTAATTTTGGTTTTGTTTTTTTCTAGTGCTGGTTGAAGAAAAGGTCTTGCCGACATTTTTCTTGTGCCAAACTCAAGAAACTTTGAATATTTAGCTTTGCTTTCTACGGAAATTGAAAGTGCTGTTCCTGATTTTTCAACAGCAGTTTTGGTAATATTAGAAACAAGAAACCCAGTATCTGATGCTGGTGGTTCACCTGGTGCTGATGCTTGATGAACAACTGATCTTCTTTTGTAAATTCTTCCTGATTTTACTCCTCTCTGAATTGATTGTTTTGCTTCAGCTTCAACTAAATTTGCTGAACTAAATAATCTTATTTTAATTTCGTTTTCTGCTTCTGTGGTTAATCTTTTTGCAATTTGTTTTTTAAGCGCATCTGTATTTCTAAAAATCATGATGCTACACCTTCTTCAGCTAGAATTTTCATATATCTACTTCTTTCATTTACATTTAACACAGAACGTATATTAAAAATTCTTGAACCAAATTTAATTCTATTTTTAGCAGTTACACTTGTATTGAAACGAATCATAATTTCGTGTGTAACGCGGTCTTGTAGTTTCCCTTGTGAATATACCTCTTTACCGTTTACGGGCTTTATAGACGCTTGTACAGTCTGTGAATCGCTGTAATTAGAGGATATTCCACCGCCAGTATCTCTTGTACTGCCGATGGTTTGAATTGTAATTTGCTCTCGCATTGAGCCTATTGAAACACCCATTACCCAATTGCCATTAACTCACTTGTACCTAAACCTTTGTGAATTCTGTAAGGTGCTAATAATTTTATAATCATTGGTGGAAATTCTCTTTCTTGTAAATAGTCACCCATATCACCTCTTTGTTCATACATATTTGCAACAAGTTTTAACATCGCTTGTTTTATGGGATAGGGGATACTTGTTGCATTAGCATAGCCGACAACATAGGTGACTTTTATTGAACTTGCAACTCTTAATGCGGTTGGCCATGTTGAGCCTGTTCTTAATACAATTCTTGCAGGTTCTCTTGTTGATTCAACAAAATAATTTGCGGTAGAAAAGATAGTTTGTGTATCATCATCATCAAATGTAACAATATTTGTAACTGATTGAACTGGTGCTCTTGGTAAATCAATATAGTTCTTATAGAAATTTAAATAAGGCCCTGTCCTAAAACCCTCAAACAAAGGGTCTTCATCTTCTCTAAAACCATCAAGAAAAAGATTAAGGGTCTGGGGCATTC